CTTGTGTATCACCCTATGAGCCTCCCACAGCATCCTTGCATTGGCTTGATAAGTAGTGATTTTCATCCTAGTCCTATGTAAGCTAAAAACTTGTTAACAATCTTGTTTGACAAATCGTCAGGTAGAAAGCGGAGAAAGCCAAGCACCCACCATGCAACACACATTCGCACGAATATTTTGAGAAACAGGTCAAATTGTTTCTGATATTCATTCATCGACCACAGCGTTTAGTTGTTTGGCAGAAATCCATCATTTCGTTTATGCCGATACCAACGAGAAGTAGAACGAACGCTATTCCTCCAATCAACATAGCCATCTCCAACTGCTCTTGCTCTGCTTGCTTGAGTTTTTTTTCCTCGGCTTTTAGTGCGCTAATCTCTTTAGCGTCTGCCAAATCCATCTCAGCCTGACGAGCCTTAATCTTGTTCCAAACGTCAATCTTGCCAGTCTGCATGAACAACATCTTGAGTTCTTCTTCAAATGCTCTTGCTTGCTCTAAAGCCATCTCAATCTGAAGTGCCGTACCCATGTTGCTACCAGTCTTGTCACGCTTGGCTTGAAGCATTGCCTTGGTAGCGGCACTCTTGGCGTTGAACATCTGACCAAGCATAGGCGCAAGCCCACCTAGGTCATTTGCAACCTTACTGGCTTTCTTGACCATGCCGATAGCTTTTTGCAAGCCATCAAGCGCAGCAATCGGGTCTAAAGGAATCATTTTTTATCTACCTTTTTCCATTCAATACAGTAGACTTTCCTGTTGTAGACATCTCCAACCCAAGCCCACTTAACACACCTGTACTCAATAGATACAGCTAGTAAAAACTCTATAAATACCATGTCCACAGAATTATGTAGACACACCAAACAATAGTTGTACAAAGAAGGGCTGCGCTAGTGAAAGCTAACAGCCAATCTTTCATTTTTTAATCCAAGTCTGCCACACAGCACCAGCAGCAATGATTAGCCCACCAATCCACAAAACTGGTTGGGCAATAGATGCTATCCAGTTAAGAACCTTTACAGCACCCTTGGCAGCGTCAATAGCTTCCACAAGGTCTTTGGTGTTCTTATCTATTTCATCTACTTTTGCTTCAACAGCAATTAGACGCTCGTATATTTGCTCGTGGCTTACATCGTTCATGGTGCGTCAGGCCACTCAATAGTCCAAGGAAAGCCCTCCTGCGCTGTAATGTCACGCAAGGCTTGACGATATGTAGCCCATACTGTCTTATCAACAGGTGCATCTGCCACTTGAGTCCAGTCACACTCAGCTAACTTAGCATCACGAGTAGCACGAACAGACTTAGCCTGTTCAGCATCCTTCTGAGCCTTGTAAGTAGCCTCTTGTTCAGCAGCAGTAGTAGTTACACCATCTACAACTTGGTCTAAGAAGACAGGGCCAAGGATGTACTTTGTGTACCACTTGCCATCAATCTGCTCTACACCATCACGTTGGCTATATTGGTAAACAGTTCCACCTGATGCCTGTGGGCCTTCAAAAACTACGTCAGCGCCCAAAGCCTCTAAGACTTCAGTTGTTGTTGTTTCCCATGATGGGCCACCATTGGCTTTTGTGTATGCACGAAATTCACTTTCGTACATTACTGCGCCTGTTTCACGAATTCTTACTTGCATTTTATTTTCCTCAAGCAATTGCTAAAAAGATGTATGTGCCGCCACTTGCATTTAGTCCTGCGGGTGCGGCTGCCGTAACTTTAAAACCTGTTGTGTCGGTGTCAACGTAGTTTGTGCCGGTGACTTCAGCCGCCGTGCTGTTGAGAAACAGGTAGGGGTCGTTGCCTGACGTGATGCCGCGAGCTGAGTCGTAGACGTACCAGTCGCCCGTGCTGTCGGTGCGCTTAATCAGAACGAAACGAGCACCAGCAGCAAAGCCACAGTTGACAGTTTGAAGTGCGCCCGTGCCTGTGTATGAGCCTACTTTGGAAACACCTGCACAAGTGGCAAATAAGTAGGCGACATAGGTTGAACCAGAGGCGTTACAAGCACTATTTCCAGATGCCCCGCTATATTGAGTTAGTGTTGTTGCATTTGTGCCAATTAAAATTCCATTGGCATAGTTTCCAGTTGCATTGCTATAACCAGTATCTGCATTTGTACTGTTTAACAAAACAGCATGGTCAGTATTAAATGTTACCACCCAATCGGAAGTAGAACTGCGCCTTTTAACTATTACAAGTTGAGGCGTTACTCCCAAGTTGTGAGTAAATGTTCTGCTATCTGCTGTTCCATCCCCTGTGTAGCAAACCTCATCAAAGAAGCTGGGGGCGCGTCTGAAGTTCCAGTAAATTGAATTTGCGCCAGATGCGCCAGAGTTAATTCGTAGCCCTGTATTCCAAGGTTGATACGCCCCGTTATAGCCACCACTTTGTTCAGCCAAAGTTGACTGAGATGTGAGGGTTACGCCAGTTGTATCGGTGTTAGGAATTCCACGAAGCCTGTCTTGCCACACATTGCTATATGTGCCATCTCGGTTTTGCCAAACATACAAGTCAACAGGAAAGTTGGTTGTTATTGCAGTTCCAGTAGAGCCTGTAGTAGCGTTGTTGCTAAACACCTTAGTCGCATCCGTAGGCACTTTCATCGGGCCTCTACGAATGGCTATGTAGATTTCTTGAGAACCTGATGCACCCCATCCGCGCAAAGAAAAACCTGTTGCGGTTGGGTAGGCTACATTTGCCCCATAAGTGAAAGCGGCATTTGAACTATTTGCAAGCAATCCTTCATCACCGCCAAGTGAAAATCCTCGCATGGTGTCCATCATTCCCCACCCTGCCGCGCCATTGGTCTTCTTTAGCAAAACCCACTGAGGTTCGTATCCAAGATTAATATCGGCGTTACCACTTGCATCAAGTGTATAAGACCCACACGAAATTACATTGTCTGTACCAGACAGGCCAAAGCCTCCTGCGTTGTGGGCGAATAGGTAGGCAACATAAGTGCCACCAGATGCGTTTGTCGCAGCACTCGTACCAACTGTAAATTGCGTAGATGTAGGCGCAACATAAGAAGAACCATTTCCCCATGCGCTTGCATTAGGAGGTGTTAGGCCCGCACCTGTGCTATTCAGCGTTAAACTATATGACGTAGAACCATCACCACGATGCAAAACAGCCCAAGAGTTAACAGCGTTAGTTTGTTTGACAATAATGCAACCAGGTGTTGAGCCAAGATTATGCGAAATGGCTCTATTGCTTGTTCCGTCACCTGTATAAGTTAAAACATCAAAGAACTTTGGTTGCTTGCGGAATGTCCATGAGGCGTAGGTAGGATTACCATAACCATTGATATCTGCACTCGCCCCTAAAGAAAAACCAGTTGTATTAAAGGAAGTTAAAGTATCTGAGTAAGGGCCGTTTTGAGCATCAGTTGTGTTTGAATATAGTTCTCTACCAACACCACGAGCAGTATCAAAAAGAAAGTTGTTTCCCGCAGCAGACCTTTTCTTTATCCAAACTAATCCACCTTTAGTGGACAAATCAATGCCATTAGTAATGGTCTGCGTAGAGTCATTACCTGTGTAAAGGTATGTGCTGAACACATCCTCGATGTAGTTAGGAACAGCCGCTACACCACCGCCGAATGCGTCATAACTTGCTGCACCACTTGTTGCTTGTAATGGCATAGGTTTAAGCCTTAAATTGTGTTACTGATGCAAGGATAGTGAACGTAGCACTACCTGTTTTTATGATGAGGTATCTCAGGGAATCAATGCCACTTGCATTACCCGCTGTAGGCGCACCACCTAACCAACGAGTAGTCACTCCAGAGGTTGTGCCATCCACTTGTACAGCAGAGTTGTAGTAAGCAGTAGAGCCTTGAGTAACCAAGAAAGCCACAGTCATTGATTGACCTGTACTCATCAAAGTATTCAATGAAGTACCGCTAGAGGCTCTAAAGTTAACAGTCCAGTTAGCACTTGCGTTACTTGTGTAGTACAAGACTGACTGAGTTGTAATGTCGTAGTTAATAGTGCCTGTAGCTGCTGTAGCTGATACTGTAGCTACTTCTGCTGCATCGTTCAAGACAATGGCTGTAGCTGAAGATGTACCTGAGAATGTTTGAGTAGCTGTAAAGGTTTGTGCAGAGTTGGTAACGGCTGTATTAGCGTTATATGCTTGTACGTTAGTACCGATTGCCAAACCTAAGTTAGTACGAGCAGTAGAAGCACTAGATACATCTGACAGGTTATTAGTGTTAACTAAGAAACCACCAGAAGTAAACGCTGCGCTAGTCCATGTTGAACCTGTCCACACGAACAAGTTGTTAGTGGATGTATTCCAGTACAAAGCACCAGTCAACAAAGCATTGCCATCATTGTCAACAGATGGTGCGCTTGATTTAGGGCCTAAATATCGGTCATCAAACGAGTCGTATGAGGCAGCAGCACTCGTAGCACTAGCAGCAGCAGCCGTTGCGCTTGTAGAGGCATTTCCTGCGCTTGTAGAGGCATTTGTGGCACTTGTAGCAGCGTTAGAGGCTGAAGTCGCAGCAGCAGCCGCACTTGTTGCAGCAGATTCTGTTGAACCAAACAAGGTATCAATCTGGGCAGATGTGTAAGTATCTGTAATGCCAAAACCACTCAGAGTAGTTGGATTAGTACCTGCTGTAATGCGTCCATAAACATCTGTTGTGACAGACTTATAAGTTCCTGCTGTTACGCCAGAAGTCGCCAAATCAATGTTGTCCGAATTGACAACAATACGGCTAGAAGACGCTGTGCCAACATCAATGGTGTTACCACTCTTTGTCAAACCTGCGCCAGCAGTAATCTGACCTGCACCAGAGAATTGAGCAAAGGTAACTGCTGTAGTGCCTAAAGTACCACCAGCAGTAATCGTTGAGATGTAACCATTATTGGCTTGTGTCGTACCTTTCTCGATAAAGGTAAACGCAGCAACCAACTCATCCCATGTGTTTGCATCTGTTGTTCTAGTCCATGTACTAGAGGCGCAAAGATAGATGCCATTTTGTGAAGCAGTAGATTGGTCTTTAACCAATACTCGGTCACCAACTGATACTGCAATGC